GTCTTGGTTATTTCAAACTGATTCTCTACTCCCATCAGTTCTAGCTTCTCCCTAAATTCTGGGATAATACTCATAGATGCTGAACTCATGGTGTAACGAGTGAATAGTGTTTTTGTATTTTCTTCGTAAGTAAGTAGAACTAAAAATGTATTAACGGCAAAAGATTTCCCAGAGCCTCGACCTCCTGTGATAACGAAGTATCTGCTATCAGCATTAAACAAGGTTTGATACTTTGGGTTTAAATCTATTTTATTTGCCATTTTCTAGGGGTTACTTCTGGTTTAACATAATATCCTAATATTGGATTCACTCTGTAGTTCCAAAAATCGTAAGGCATCTCTTTTCCTTGACCTATGATCTTTTTCTTATTCGCCATCCTTTATCTCCTTATGATCTACATCTACCACTTTAGGTTTACCAAAATCTACAACAGGAATATTCACATTAGTATTTACATTTAGCTCCTGCTGTTCTTTAGGTTTACCATAACGATACTCCCACAACATCTTAACGTAATTGAAGTTCCCTTCAGAGGCTTTCTCGGCTATGAATACCCAAGCCTTCTCTTCACTCCCAAAAGCCTTTTTAAGGGCTCTTAAAGTAAGTGCATTAGTTTCCTTCTCCTTTATCTTTGGAGGTCTACCTTGACCCCTAGAGATACCTTTTACAGCTCCATTGTTTCTTCTCCCATCTAACTTTTTTGGTTTCTTTTCCTCCATTAGCCAATTACATATCCGTTTCTTTCGTAATAACCCTCTCTTGCATCAGAGAATTCCTTCAGCTTCTTATATTTCTGGTTTATCTTTTCGCTGTCTACAACTAAAACATTGTGTATCTCCTTGAGTTTATCATATTTGTTTTTAAGCTCATTAAAGCTCGTAAGTAGTTCAATATACTGTGGGTTATCAGATTCAGCATCAGTAAACTTCTCTGTGAGTATCTTGTCTACTGAATCTAAAAACATTCGGTTTATCGTAATGTAATCAATTCTCAATGAAGAATCATATTCCATATAACCTTCCAACTGTTTTATTGAATGGAGAACTGTTGCATGGTTCTTATTAAATGTATTAGCTATCTCCTGAAAAGACATCTTTGTATTGTCTCTTAATAGTTTGTAAAATATAGATCTAGCCAACACATACCTACGTTGTCTATTTTTTCTATTTATTGATATACCAAAATAGTTGTTTACTATTGTTGATGCTATCTTCTTTGTTTGTTTATTGACTGCTATCTCCTCTATCGAATTCATAATCTTTTTTTCTGTAATCTTTATATGCTTGTGCTATTCCACTACAACATTCGTAATGTTCTATGTCTCTATAGTAATTAAGAAGATGAGCCACCTCTTCCTCCCCCAACAGTCCTAAACATAGTGAAAGGTAGGTATCATCATAACATTCTTTCTTACTAAAGTACATCGTATAAATAAAATTCTTTTACTGATTTCTTCTTCTCTATAAAGAAGTCCTTGTAGATTCTTATTGCCTGTAATGTTTTATGTTTACCAGATTCATGAAAATCCTTACTACATTCAAATATACCAAGAGCCTTACTAAACTTATCCACTACAATAAAGGTGAAGTTTTTATAAGATATATCAAACAAGGTGCAGTAGATATACATTTGCATATCATAGTTCCACTTCTGTGCACTCCATTTAAACTTCTGGAGATCCCCTGATGTAGTTTTTAAATCTACAATATAATCACCTCCAAGAATATCAGCTTTAGCTCTAAATGGTATATCAAATATTTCTCCTACAGCAGGAACTTCTGTTCTAGCTCCCCTCAACATATCTACACATTTTGAATTACCTAGAACTACTTCAGATAAATCTTCAGCATTCCACTTCTCCTTCTGGGTGTAAACCTTACTATGGGTAGCTAATGCTTCCTTATAAACTTTACTGTTCTTACTAGCAACATCTACAAAGTGTAAGTCTTTCCATTTTTCAGGTTCTAGTATCTTACAATGGAATAACCATCCATCTCTCAAGGCTTGAACTTCACCTGACCTTTGCATCAGGCTATCTTGATATTTCTTTGGTGAATCTAGTAGTTTGGAACAGCTAGAGCTAGATAACACATTACTCCCAAGATATCCATAATAGAAATCGTCATCCATCATATTATCTAATAGCTCTTGCTTGTTCCAGAACTTACCATCAAGTGTTGTGATTGTATTCAAACTAATATTGTTTTAAGTATTATTTTCTTCATCTCTGGAGATACTTCAGGATCAATTAAGTCCTCTTGGCATTCCTTTAGTAAACGAAGTCTCGCATAAAACTCAACAGCACTATCTTCGTGGTTGAGCTCTTGTAATAAATCTTTTGTTCTTCCCATAATTATTGTATTTGATTTAACATAAACTTTATCGCTCTCTCTATATATTCTATAAGAAAAACGAATGGTGTTACGAGAACATTTAAGATAAAGTCAACTACGAATAATATAAATATTCCTAGAAAGATAGTAAGGTTTTGGGGTCTAAAAAGGATTAACTTTAAAATCTTCATTGTCTATCTTTTCAACAAAGATATAACAATTTTTGAACTGACAAATAAAATTTACTTTTTTGGAGTAAATTGTTCTTTCCAGATTGTTTGGCAAACTGCAAATCTTTGGTCTCTCTCTTTGTATTCAGCTCCCATCTTTGCATTCCCCATACACCTTCTGGTGAAATCTTTATTTGTCTCGTACTTCTTTGGTTTCAAAAGTGGCATCCTCTAGTCTTTTTATTTTTTCTAAAGCTACGACAAGAGCTTGTTGTGTGATTTTAATGTCGTGTTTCATTTTAAATAACTCCGATTCTTTCATTTGTTTAGCTTCTTAATCTTTTCTAAATACAGTATAAAATCCATAGCCTCCTCTTGAGCGTGTTGAATCCACTTGTAGAATCCATCAGGCGAATCATGTAGGGTAGTTCCATATTTAGCTATACCATCTCTACTCCTTACCCTCATCTTTTGTATCACGCTTTCTACTATTGGATCTTTAGGTAGATGATTGTATCCTGTTGAATCTGCTATCCAACCATCCTCCTGCATCTCTATCCACTTTTTTACACTATCTCCCATAATTATAATTTATTTTTTGAATTTCTAAATGCTTTATATGTTTATATTTAACTTTTACAAGAATATCTTTCCTGCCTTGTCTCGTATATAATTTTAAATAATCTTTTTTTGATTCAGCCACATCCTTAATATTAGATATATAATCTAATAAATCTTTGGTTTTATAAATACAAAATGAATTTAATTCTTCTACATCAAAAACTATATATTTTGAATCTCCTTCAAGCCATCCTTTGTTCCCATGTACATTCTTTTTTTCTAACCATATTGTTTCTAAATGTCTAGCTCCTTTTACATCAACAGGTATATCATTTACAAAAAAATCTATATGATTATATATATTTTGTTCTCTAGTAGACTCAATACAAGTATTACCTCTAGATGTCATTAAATCTTTAAATTTATTTTCTGCTTTATTACCAACAGATATGGAATAGTTATATCTATCTTTACTTATCATATTCTTTATAAACTCTTTCTAACTTCTTATATACGTTATTCAAGAAACAACTACTACAAGAAGTCATCTCTACGTTATCCTTAAATATCCTATTATAAACATCTAATAAAGCTCCCTGCTCATTTGGTTTTATCTGGGGGTGTCTAGTCTCAAAGAACTTTGAAAGGAAGTTATACTCCTTCTCATTTAAACACTCTGGCTTCTGATAAGGAAAAACTTTGTTTAAAACCTCACGTCTTTCCGAGCACCCACAGTCCTCCCCAGCTATAAACTTCACAGCCTTATCTATACCTACAGCTTGGAATACTTTCTCTACCGTATCCCCTAGACCTGTGGATTTAGTCTTTTGTTTTTGATTTAAGGTACTTCCTGTATTCTTCAATCGCACCTTCCCTGATTTTTTTCTTGCCATTACTTAACGTATTAAAAATTGAACTTAAACTTATTTTAGTCTCCCTAGATATCTTCCTCATACTCATCTGGTTATAGAAATGTATATTGAATATCTTCTTGTCATACCAATACCAATCTTCAGTTATACGATCTATTTTCTCAAATATCTTATCGAAGTTTTTCTTCTGCTGCTCTACACTTTCTGGGAGCAACATAATATCTATATCTTTTTGCTCCTCCAAATAAACAGTATTCTTTTTACTAGAATGGTGTTTAGATAAATATAAATTGCGTAGCGTTACATAGACGTAATAAGTATTTACTTCCGTATCGTTGTATAATATCTTTTTAGGGTTCGCAACATAATCTGTAATTCTAATATACATCTGCTGAACTAACTCGTTAGCATCCTCTGGAGATACTCCAAATGATTTAGCCATGTTGATCCAGTCATCATGCTTTTCAGCTAATATATCAATTACTCTTACCTCCAAACGTGAAACGATATTCCTATTATCCCTATAAGGATTTGAAATAGATGTTCAGTCTCATCAGACTCTATATCATCCATATTGGAGTTCCAGTAATTGAACCCTACGCTAAACCCATAAATGGGGAAAATTTGTAAATACATATTATAATTTAGTTATCATTACATCTAATCTAGGATCTAGTTTATCTATCCCCATATAACAAGAATTAACCTCCACAACAGTAGATAAGTCATCAGATTCAATACAGCCTCTATCAACCATAGCATCCTGAAAAAACTTATCTATTACCGATATCACATTCATTAGGTCTCTTGTTCTTTTATCAGGAGCAAAGTAAAAGTACTCTATCTTTACCTTACCCTCAATTCTAAAATCTAACTGATCAAACAGTTTGCTTTTAAATCTACGTTTAATATCGTTACTAACTTGATAGTGCCAATTACGATAATTGTTTAAAGTTAACCATTTTCTTTTATTACTCCGATTCGTTATGAATAATGGGAGTGATAATTTTATTATTTCGTTTTTCATCTATCTCTGTAAAAGGGGTTTTGTTATTAAAATAATAACGTTGCTCCTTTATGTTAAATTCTATAGAGTTTACATCTTGAGGATAACCAACTAACTTTTGCTTCTTAATCTTCTGTGAACCAAAGATAACTGATTTATCTGAAAAGTCAACTGCCCTATTAGGTCTCCAAACATATAACAGATTATCACACTTGTTAGCAAACTCACTTCCTCCCTTAACATAGTTCACATCTGGCTTTGGATATCTACCAGTATCATCTCTTCTTGGAGTAACCTGATGAGCGACCAAATGAACCGATACTTTGTTGTCTATAGCAAATCTTTTAAGCTCCGCCATAAAACGTGATATATATAAGTCCTCTCTCTCACCGTTCATTATCTTATGGTGGACTGTATTGTAAGGGTCAATTATTAAACTGTTAATTCCTCTAGATCTAACAAGGTGTTTTGCTCTATCAAATATTGTATCTAACAAGAAATGCTTATTAGGATATATCAAATAGAAATGTTTACGCATAAACCTCATACCTTCCTCCATTTCAGCTAAACTCATTTGATGAGGGTGTTTTGGATTAGTCGACTTACCAATATACATCTCTATTAAATCATTATAGAAATCAGTCATTGGCATATTCTCTGGGGAGAAAATAGCAAACTTGTAGTTATCCTTTACTGCCTTTATAACACATAACTGATTTAAGAATAAACTCTTACCCTCATTCTGATAACCTGTCCAAACATTTACCTCACCATTCCTCCATGTCCAAGCAGCATCAACCTGTGGGATGTAGGTAGTTGTACCCATATCCTGACCGTTATGGAAACCATCTAAAAGATCCTCCTCAACATCATCTAATGAAAAGATACCCTCAACTTTAGGCATTTCAGCCATTTCTAGACGTTTTAAGAGACTTTCTTTACCTTCTTGTACTAACACCTCATTCGCATCCTTAAAAGGGCTAAAATCGACTAATTTGCATTTCTCTACTCCAATACGTCTAATTAGTTCTTTTTCTAGATATCTACCATTATCATCATTATCAACAGCTATATACACACATTTAGCTGTTTCAAATACGTTATAACAGTTATCAATACATTCTAGCTTCTTGGATATATTTTTATCTGCTGTATTAGGAGCTCCCATATTAACAGAAGTGTGGGTTCTTACACCAGCTACCTCCCATGATAAAGAGTCTATCTCCCCCTCACAAATAACTATTGGAGTCTTGTTGACTACACCATCGTAGTTATATATAATTGGCTCTGCATCTTTAGATTGCGTAAAGAATTTACCATCTATACCCCTTGTTTTATAGTTTACTATTTCTCCATCTCGGTAGTAAGGAAATACAATTAGATCTCCATTTCTTGTAGTTTGAAGTCTATTGTTTCGTATTACATCATCTGTAATACCTCTAGAATTTAAGAACTCTTTACCTTTCTTGTTGAGTGGTTGAAGTAAACTTGGATTTGGGAGCTTATAAATCTTTTGTTCTTCCATTGTTCTGTTTGGTTTTAAATTGCCTTTGTACCCACATTTATGACAAAGAAATACTCCCTTATCAATATTCACAGCCAAACACTTGTCATTGTAGTGGGTCTTACCTATCTTAACACAGTTAGGACATTTTACTTTGACTTCTTTTTTATTAGTGTTTGGTAATACTATACCATACTCATTTAGTTTATCTAACATATAGTTTTATTTTTAATATATAGTACTATATATAAAACATATATACAACTATATATATAGTATATATTATTATATGTCTGCCGTTTTGGCAGTTGTAAGGACTCTAATAGTCCTGAATTTACCATGACCTCTACCTGATGCTTTAGTCTCACGTTTTATTAGTTGCTTATCCTCTAAATCATTAAGAATTCTATACAGAGTTCTCTCACTTACATTAAGCGTTTCTGCTAATGAATTACTACTTGCAAAGCAGTATGGCTTCACACCTTTACATAATGATTTTATATGGGAGAAAACCATGAGTTCGTTATTTGAAAGTCCTTCCATCTTTAAATCTATATTAACATATTTTACTTTATTCTTTTTACTCATAATTAGAAAATTAAAAGGGGGAACTTACGAACCCCCTTTTGAGTTAATTAAAACGGTAAATCTACCTCTTCAACATTACTGTCAGCTTTAGCTTTTGCAGGATCTGGCTTGTAATCGTTAATCCATACGCTATGGGTTTTCCCATACTGATCAGTCTCTTTCAAACTACCTACGGTTAACTTCACATAATGTTCTCCTTTATACTCATACCAGTTACCTTCTAACTGACTTTTTTTAAGGGATATGTTAATCATATCGTAGTTCCCAACTTTCTTGCCGTTACCGACATACTTTCTGTCTTTACTCATAATTAAGATTCTAATAATTTAGCTACTTCTTTACTTACTTTGTACTTCTTTCTGATATCAGTCAAGGAGAAGCCCTCTTGCATTGCTTTTTTAGCATTGTTAAACTGAACAGAATCTTTCTGCAACCATACCTTGTTGTCCTCAACAGCAACTGTTGGAGCTCCATGATCGTTAGTTGCATCTGCATCTTTCGTATCGTCAATCAGGAACAAACCATTTAGAGCATACTTTCTAGCATAACTACTAGAAGCTCCAAAGGCTTGAGCGATATCCATACCCTTCTTATTAGGGTTTATACCAGCCTGTGCTTTAACATGGATAGTTTTTTCACCATCCGATATTACAGCAGTAGCTTGTACAAAATACAAATCCCCTAACTGAATTGTCTCATCCGTTAAATTTACTGTTAGATTGTGTTCCGTAAGTAATGGCTTTACCGCCTCTAGGATGTCCTCACAGCTACGGTAGTTGTAATTACCAAAACTGTTACGCTGATTTTTAGGTGCTTTCAGTCTCCCCTGAATATCCACCAATTTATCATTTATTGTTTTCATATAGGCAAATATAACATTAATATTACAACTGACAAAAAAAAGAGGGAATGTTAATTCCCCCTCATGCAAATATTAAAACAAAAACAAACAATGAATTATGGTGAAAAGTCAATGTTTATGCAAATATAGTTATTTTCTGCCTTGACCTCTATATTTTTTCTTATAATTTTTGGAGGACTTCAGACTACTAGATTTAGATTTACTATGGGTGTTAGGTCTCTTTACCTTTTTCTTTTCTCTATGGACAAATGTATTACCTCTAGCCATTATCTATGTTTATTATTACCAAATACTTTCTCTACTCCTCTAGATCCAAAATAACCTCCAATAACTATAGTAAGTAAACTTGTTATTGAATCTAACGGATATCCCATGTACCATCCAACCACATAAGAAACAGTTAGAAAAATCAAAACTAATGGGCGAACATTAGAAGCTAACCATGACCCTGATCTAGCGTCAGCTACCCATCGTCTAGTTGTACCATCTATTTCCGCTCTTTCCAGTCTTAATTTCTCTAACGCAATTTCTTTATCCTCATCCGCCATTTCAGAACCACCAATAATAGCTTGTATAACGTTTCCTGCTAGGGTATCACCTGCTACAGCTTCTACTACATTAGGTATCTTGTTAAGTAAGAACTGACCTACTTGAGTATCTTTAAATTTCTTTTTGGGTTTAGACATAACGTATTACCTACAGTATTAGTAAGTCCATATAACGTTTGGAGGTTTTGTTCCTCCCATATCAGTTCCATCGGAATCAACGTGTATAAAGTTTTTGTTTCCGTCAATTCCAATTCTATTAAATCCTGCTTTAAGCAAAGCATCGACAATAATGAATCTTGTTGATGAACCGACTGCTGCAATATCTGCTGCTTTTCCCACAAGATGTGATGAGTTTTTACTTGCTTTATATCCCCTATCCAAAAGGTCTTGAAGATAATTTTGAGTGCGAAAACCTGAAGTAATCTTAAAAGGTATATTTGCAATTTCTCTTGCTTTTTCTAATTTAGATAGAAAATCTTTATCCATATTTGAAGCACCTGAATTAGGTAAATCAGGACTGTCAAA